TCTGGATGCTATCTCAGGGACAGGGATTTAGTATGATCACACTTCCAAATGGCAATCTCTATAGGGATAAGCCAAGTGACCCAAAAGAAAAGGATGGATTCATTCTATCTGCCGATGAGAATGAAGTTACGCATTAGTTGTCCTCTCGGTAAGCACAAAGCCACCATTTGCTATCTGCGGTTGAGTACTCAAATTGGTAGACGCTCTTGCGTCCGTCTGTCGTAGTCATAGCAGGAATTGTTCCTGCGAATGGAACGCCATCGCCAGCGTCGAAAGCTGCATTCCAGCCTAAAGTGAAGTCTGATCCTGTAGCAGCTTTGAACTTGAACACAGCTATCTGTCCATCGCGCGGCGTGCCCGTCATCGCTGAGACCGTGGTGTTCTCGGTCAGCGTGTCGTGGAAGTTTCGCGTCCCGCCGGTCCAGGCTGTGGCGTTCGTCGTGCTGCTAAGTTCCGTCACTTGCTCGAAGAACGTCCGCAACTGGGCGAAGGTCAGCGCCGTGGCGTCACCCGTACCCGCACCCACAGCCCGCCCAAGTATCGTCGTCTCGGCCTGCTGTGCGATATTAGCATAAGCTAAGTCGCCAGCGACTTCGGCTGTTGCTAAGTCAATAGCATTAGTTGTCGATCCTGATCCTACGAACAAGCTAGATTGTAACGTGTTACTTACGTTCGCATCGGCTACTTCGCCGGAAACTTCAGCAGTCGCAAGGTCCACGGCGTTGGTCGTTGATCCGCTGCCTACGAAGATACTCGAAGTAAGTGTGTTGCTGATCTGGCTGTCAGCTAAGCCAGTTACAATAGAGCTTAGATCGCTGAGTAAGCCTTCTTTAAGGTTGCCGGTATCACTAGCATCGGAGAACAGAACAGAGTCTGTACCGACCATAGTAACATCGGTCTTACCAGTGATCGCAGTCTTGTCAACGGTTAGAGATGTTGAACCAATGACATCACCAGTATGAGTAGCATTGCTGACAATACCGCTGACATCGACACCATCGACTGTACCGATTGTAACGATATTTCCAGAGTCGTCAATAGTTACTGCGCTGTTCTGAACTAACTTACCCGTTGTCGAGTCGAATCGAGTTACTGCATTATCGGTGCTTGACCCCGGACCTACAACGTCTCCAGTTCCAGACACGGTTTGGAAGGTAGGATCGACGCCCGCACCGTTGCTAGTGAGAACTTGACCTGAAGTTCCGGCTCCAGTCACGGCAATGGCTCCTGTGCCATTTCCGATTAGAACGCCAGCATCGCCCAGAGTCGTTGCTCCAGTTCCGCCGTTAGCCACAGGCAATGTGCCTGTAACATCAGCTGCTTGATCTATCTGACCTCTGGTTATTACCTGACCGCTGATCGTGATGTAGTCTGGCGTTCCACTCAGGGTTACATCGCCAGTGTTCGTACCGGAGTTCGTACCAGTGATCTGTGAAGTAAGAGCTAGAGTACCAGTTCCACCTGGGATTGTATGAGTATTGATCGTACCCACACCAGCCATGTTACCTGATGTATCGGCAATAGTGACTGCGCTGTTTTGAATCAGCTTACCTGTCGTGGAGTCGAATCGTGCTATCGCGTTATCGGTCGCAGAAGCAGGTCCATCAACATCACCGCTACCAGCAATCCCAGTAAGAGCAGAACCATCGCCAATGAAGCTAGTGGCAGTAAGATTGCCTGAATCATCCAATGTTGCCGTACTATTTTGAATGATCTTGCCGGTAGTCGAGTCGAATCTGGTAAGTGCATTGTCAGTACTTGATCCCGGTCCAGTTACATCTCCGCTACCGGAGATGCCAGTAAGAGCAGAGCCATCGCCTATGAAGCTTGTAGCAGTAACATCACCGTCGAATGTTGCATCACCAGTATCGAAGAATTCAATAACTACTTGTCTGGCGTTGTTCATCATGCGCCAGCCGCCAGATGGAACCGTAGTTACGCCTAGCAGTAGCAGAGGGATAGAAGCAAGAATTAAAAACTTCTTAGCTCGGTCTGACATCTGTTAGATCTCCTGATATTCTTGTAGTCTGTCCAACTACTGTTCTTACTTGCCACAGAGGACAGCAGCCTGTGTCTGCCGATGGCGCTGCTCCGCCTTCTGTGCCTAACTTGAGAGATACAACACCATTCACAGCATCAGCTTGAATTAGATCGTATCGTGTTGATACTGTAGGAGCAGTAAATGTAATAGCACTTGTTGTAGTCTTTGAGAAGAGTTTATAAGCTGCGAAACACGATCCGGGAGTTACAGAAACAACCAACCCAGATCCTGGAGCAGCATAAAAATCTTTGTCTTCTTGATATATAACAACATTGGCAAGACCTCCACCTACAGATATAGATAATAGAAACTCGATCATATCAATGGATCGATACGCTGAGCTCATATGTTCTGGTGACCAGAAACCAAGTAGCAACGTTCCTGCTGGCCATGCAGCGGCCGTGCCTACAATACCACGCTCAATGGTAAGCACGTCGCTGTCACGGTCAGTGATCTTAATATGCTCCGCATCACGAAGATCAGTCATTGACCTTGATCTAGAGAGAACCCCTATGCAAGGGGGCTGAGTGAACTCAGCCCCCTCGCCAGGCATTAAGTCTATTTCAAGATCAGAGTCAGATATAGCGACTGATAGTTGAGCGTGGGCTATCAGACTCATATTGTATTTGAACATTAATATGGCCTTCCTTTTCCTAAGGTCGCTTTACCCTGAGATATTTGCCTCTTCATGATACTCATTATCTGAGCAGCTTGCATTTGAGGGTTTGTTGTTTTCATATTGAAAGTACTAGAGAACACTTGACTGTTGCTAACACTTCCACCGTTGGCGAATCTTTGAAATGTTCCTGCGTTAATCGCTTGAAGCACGTCAAAATTCTTTCTTGCAGATTGAGCCCGGACAACAAACTCTCCGGGACTAAGCCATGCAGGTATTGTATCTGTTCCTACAGGACCGCCTGTCGCATAGTAATTAGCAAGAGGAGGTCTGTTTGAAATAGCATTAGCAGCAGCACTAACTGAGTTCGTTAATCGATCTAGCTCAGTCATTAAGATGTTGGCTTGTGTTGTGAGATCAATAGCAGTTTGACGTTGAATATTAGCTAGCTCGATTTGATCAAAAGCTGCTTGTAATTCTCTGTTAATACTTGGATCTTGTATACCAGATTGATTAGACAAAGCCACGGCTCTGTTGTGTAGCTCAGCTAATTTTTCAAGATATTGCTGCTCAAGAGCTAATTTTTCTTCTTGTGTTGTAGCTTGATCGGCGTCAATAGCTTGCTGTTTTGCAAGAGCATCAGCTTCAGCTTTTAATGCATCAGCTTGACGCATAAGATTCAGCTTGTTTTCATCAATGATCGGGACACCACCAGGGCCAGCAGGAGCTAACTCGATATTTGTCTTACTATCAAGAATGCCAATAGCTGTATTTACCCTTGTAGCTATCTCTTCTAACTTATCGCCATAAGCTTCAGTTTCTTTTATAGCTTCGTTCACAGCAACAGATGCATCTTGCCGAACTTTGGTTAGCTCTTCTTCTTCAGATCGTAGAGCTTCAGTGGCAACAGTAGCTTGATTCTTATTAAGCTCAGCTTCAAACTGCTGTCTTGTAAAATCAGAAGCTCCGATCTTATCTAAGCCTTGACGTGCTTGATCTGTGAGAGTGTTAAGACGATTGACTTTTTCTTCTTGAGGGAGAGCCTTATCTTTTAAGATAAGATCACGCTGTCTTAAATACTCATCAAGAAATGCTTTTTCAAGTTGAAATTGAGTTTCAAGTTCTTTACGTCTGTCAATTTCAGCTTGTCCGATTTCCTTCTGTGTTTGGTGGTATTGTCTTTGCTGATCTAAGGACTCTTGCTTTTTAGCAATCATTGCATCTTCAGCGGCAAGTCTACGTTCTTGCATAGCAACGAGTTCTGCTTCTTGCTGATTGAAGAACTGAGTGTGCTTCTGGATCGTTCCAAAAGCTCCAGTTTCAAATGCAGTACGTTCAGCATCAGCTAAGAATTTCTGAGCTATTTTGAATAAGCGTTCAGACTCTTCAGGGCTTGTAGCTTGAGCTCCAGCATTTGCAGCAGATTGAGCAGCTTGTAGTTGAGCTCGTCCTTTCGCATAAGGATCAAAAATATCAAGCGGCATATTGTTGATATTTCTTTCCGTAATATTTTCTGCTAATGCAATACGATTATTAGTTGCAGTATCTGCAAGCTTATCACGTTGCTCTTGTAATTTGTCAATTACTTTTTGAATTGCATCTGCTTCTTTTTCGTGCGCATCAGTAAGAGCATCGATTCCATCAGTTGTCCAGTTTGCTGAATTACCATAAAGATCAGCAACATCTTGAGCTGAAGAGAAGATTTGAACCATCTTCTGATCTGCATCGCTGCCACCAAAAGCACGAATCAGTCGATCTAAGCCAGACGCTAGATCGTCAAGAGCTTTCTTAGCTTCAAGGGCTTTTGCTTCTTTATTTATGTCAGCTATTGTATTAGCTACACTGGCAAGAGCAGCTTTTGATTTCTGAAGTAGGTGTTCAGATCTCTCATCGAGAGCTCCGAGAATACCTTCCTCAAAAGACTTAGCTACGTCTTTATTCATCTTAGCAGCATTGGCTTGGATCTCACCAAACTCTTGCTCTGCTGACTTCGAGAAAGCAGCTATTTCTAAGACTGCACCAACAGCCACTGCCGCTACTAAGCCTATGCCCGAAGAGGCTAAGGCCAAAGCAGAAACAGCACCTCCAACTCCTATTGCAAAGGTGAGAGCGGCATAAGCTGAAGCCATTGCAGCAATAGCAGATGCTGTTACGAGGAATGCAGCACCTGCCCCACCTAAGACAATAGTTAGCTTTGCAGTTGTACCAATAAAGCCTGCAAGAATAGATTCTCCTGTATTAGTTCCTTGAATGAAATCATTGAACTTAACAGTGATGTCAACTATTCTAGCACCCATACGAATGAATTCGTTTGAGATCTCTTGTTGTAGCTTTGCAAACTTTTCACCGGGGTTAGAGAGATATTCTTCAACAGTCTTGCTATATGTTTCAGTAGCTGTTCTGGAAGCTTCGAGAGCATCTTGGTACTTTTGAAAGTTCTCGCCGGTCAAACCTAAGATACCACGTGTACCTCGGATCGTACCCATCAAAGCAGCAATTTCTTCATTGCCTTTTTCAGCTTCAACACCTAAGCGTTGAATGATACCTTCAAATCCGAAAGCAGCAACAGCAGCTTGAGCACTACTAACACCCCATTCTCCGAAGAGTTCGACCATCTTTTCAGTAGGATCAATAAGCTTAAACATTACATTTCGTTGTAATGTCATAGCTTCACGAGCAGGGATACCAGCAATAGAGATCGCAGACAAAGCAGCTACAACGTTATCGAAGTCAACACCAAGCTGTGAAGCAGGTACTGAAACGTTACCCATGTGATTGGCAACTTCATCAAGCTTAACTCGGCCTTGGTCAACTAAGGTGAATAGCTCAGCAGAAATCGTAGCAGCTTCACCTACTCCTTTGTTATAAGAGTTCATCACAGCTGTGATTGCATCAGCAGATTGTGCTAGTGTTGATCTTGTAACTTTACCCAAGTTACCAGCTTCTTGAATAAACGATCCAATCTGAGAGACGCTATCTCCAATCTGATTAGAAAGAGTTTCATAGAAAGCATTGGCTGTATCTTGAGGAGTGAAGTTGATTTTACTAGAGGCTTGTAAGATGCTTTCAAGAGCACCATAGTAATTAGAAGCACCTCTTGAACTTTGATCTACAATGGTTTGAATCTCTGCAATTGCCTTGTACAGATCTTCAGCTTCATTGACAGACGCTCTGATGGCATTTTGCATAGCAAAGAAAGCTTGATTAAAAGCTTGAGCTACAACAATGCGGCCCATTGCTTTCCATGAAAGAGTAAACTCTTTAGCTCTCTCAACGTTCTCACGGAGAGGGATACCTAATCGTTTTGCTCCAGCGATAACTTCATCTTGACTTGTCTTGGCTGCTTTGAAATTCTCAGCCATCTGCTTAACAGCAGCAGCTTCGAATTGATCTCTAGGCGCACCAGAAGATACACGAGCGCCGGTTTCTAGATCGTCTAACTTTCCACCCTTGAGTGAATCGAATTGACTCTTCGTGAAACCTGATCGTTTCGCATCTTCAAAATCTCTAGCAGCTTTTATTCTTTTGTTAACTTCAGTTTGAAACTGCTTAGTAGTTAAAGACTCTGCTTCTTTAGAAGCTGCAATAATCTTCTGTTCGTTCTTAGCTCGTTCTTTAGCCGCTAAAGCCCTGAACTTACGTTCAAGATCAATAGATGCTTGGATGCGAGCAGCGTTGATTTCAGCAGAATCATCAAGAATATCTTGTGTTCTTTTTTCACCTTCTTGAGTCTGCTTTATTCTTTCATTGATGGCGGCGGCTTTGAGTTCTGCTTCATCGTTGTATGCTTTGGTAGCATCAGCAAGACCTTGATTGAAGGTCTTGAGATTAAGCTTTTGAATTTCTGCGCCTTGTGTCTTAGCAGCAGCTACAAACTTATCAAACTTGGACTTTGCATCGCCACCAACAGAAGAAAAAGAATCAAAAGTGCGAGCTTCGCGAGTGCCTTGTTCTATAAGACGCCTTTGAATAGCCTCTCTTTCAATTGCTTGCTTTTCAAATTCAGCAGTTGTCTTAGCTTCACGAGCTCGTTGCTTTGTGTGATGTGTCTCAGCAGCTTCATCTTCCTTGCGTCTTAAGCCTTCTAATACAGCAGTTCGTTCGTCTGGATCTGTGTATTTTAATTGGGGGTTAAGGGGCTTAAGACCTTGAAGAGTACGTAGACGATCTTCTCTATTTAAAGCAGCTTCTATTTTAGCAGTTGCTTTTTCTTGAAGCTCAACTTGACGATCAAGTTCACGCTTTAGAGAGAAAGTTTCTTGATTCTTCACAGCAACCATGGCTGCTGTTCCGCGCTTCATATTCTTAGCAGCAGCTTCAAGAGCAGCAGAAAGCTCTCTGAGAGACCCCTTCATTGTAGTAGGGTTAATAGCAATTTTCTTAAGTGAAGCAACAAGAGCATCTATTTCAGCAGGCGCTCCAGAGAGTACATTCTTAAGACCTTCAATTTCATCAATGATGGGTTGAAGTTTTTTCTTACTGCTTCGTCCAGAGGCGTTGACTTGATTGATAGCCTGATTTAAATTGTTGAAAGCTTGAATGGCTTCATTCAGGTCTACTGTGTATTCCATATCAGCCATTTAAAGTTCCTCCAATTTAGGCCGTATTACTTCTATCTCAGGTGGCTTGAAGTTTGACTCGATGTGATCACGCATTGATCGCACAGCTTCATCAATAGAGTTCCATACTTGTTCATCCCAATACGTGAAGTAATGGAAGTTGTTGTGTGCAGATGTTACGTCAAGGTCAACCCTTAAGAAGTAAGGAGATCGAGAGACATTGATCTTACTGTCTGACAGCGTTGCACCGCGCTCTGTTGTATTACCCGCCTGAGTTAAGCTAAAGTATAAGTGCATGTTCTCTGATATAGGCGGGTCGTCTGGCGTCACGCCAGGATCAAGGCCAAGATTTTCTGCAATGTTTATCAAAGCAGATCTCGATTGACCAGTAAGGCTAGGTACTTGAGAGGCGGCTACTTGAACGAATTCAATAGCCGCCTCTTCAAACACTTGTTTCAACTGATCTTGAAACTCCCTGACGAAGAGCTTAACGTCTAATTGCACCCTTCTGATTTTCACTGTCAGGGTTGTCTTCTTCTTGCCTGATTTTCTCATACTCAAGAGCCCTCATTCTTAGATTAAGATCAACGTTGTCCCAATCCTGAACAGGAATCCTAAGTCTTTCACAAGCACGGAAGATTAGATAGAATCCTTTTCGGTATTTTGGGAGGATTGGTCGCTGGCCTCCGCCTTCAGGCGGGTCGAAGCTAAAAAATCCTCTCGCATCTTATCCATCATTTCCTGTGAAGGGCTATGAGTGGAAAGAGTTTCGTTCAAGATTCGATATACTTCAGGATCAGTGAATCCTTGATTCAAAGCTTCTTGGCGCCAATTGTGCCAAGTGTTCTGATCTTCAAGGAGAACAGTTTCCCACTGTACATTCTTGATAGACTTCAGGACCATGAAGTTGAAGCGTTTTTCCGTCCAGTCTTTGACAGCTTGCTTATACTTCTTGTCGTTGTAATCTATCTCTACAGCGTTGCCTTCAAGATCTCTCTTGACTGGAGGCTGCGGTGTAGGACAAAGAGCTTCAAATTCTTTCTCATAGGGAACCGCAGCAACGTGCAGAACAACATTCTTCTCAGGACGAAAAATGATAATATCTTTTTCGAACGGAATATTGATTTTAGCACCGTCAATTAACATTTAGACTTTCTCCGGGGTAGTTGCGTTGCAACGTCCCACAACACTGACCGTACCAGCACGAACATCGAAGCTGAGAGTGTCAGGGCGGAAGTCACGGAAGAGAAGAGTTTCATCATCCGCACAACCAGGAACGTTAGACAGAAGGATATTCACTGCGTAGGGAGCGCAGTTCGTGGTGTCAGTGCCAGTATAAGTACCAGCGCCACGATCATTGGTAAGGATTTCCCAAGGCTTGACATCTCCGACGCTCTTGTAGAACGAGAAGCGACCCTGGAAGTTAAGGCTAAGCGGGATTTCATCGCCTTCGCGGACAGCAGCGCCATTGCTAGCACCAACCCGACCACGGTTAAGGATGTATTCCCAAGTGAACCCTTCGTCCCAAGAGAGGTTACCGGCGTCAAACGTCACTTCGACGCTGGCACCGAGACCGTCTTGGATCTCCATGGTTACGTATTTGATATTGATAACGGCATCGTTATCATAAGAGAAAAGAAAGTACATAGTTATCCTCGTAGATCGATGGAGTAGTTTTGCTCCATTCGAGATTGCTTATATCCGTGAGCCCAGTCGAAGAACTTAATTTTAATTTCTTCTTTAGACGACATAGCGCATCCGCCTAACACAGGTAAGGGCCTTGTTAAAAGAAGAGCAGCTGCTCCTGAAATGTTTGAAAGATCGTAGATGCCATCTGTGGAGATCGTACAGATAAGTCTTACTGTGAATTCACAGCGATAGTTATCTTTGGATCTTTCAATGAAAGAAGCAGAAGGCACGAAGATAGAGATTTTATCTTCAGTTTCTTCTCTTTCTGTTTCCCACGGTACACCTAGATCGTTGACTAAAAGAAATGTGATAACGTCCTTATGCAGGGACTTGAGCCAAGATGAGGTCATACTCACTTCCTTTTACTTTGTCGATCTTATAGATGTACAATGACTCCATAGACGCTTTCAATTCAGCAGTGTATGCTTTTCCATCAATTACTACGAGTTCTACCTCTTTTGCCAAAGCTATTGAAGATTCATCCAGATGTAAATGAGATGAAAATCCAAGATTCTTAGAGCCAATTATGGCTAACTCTCTTTTGAATTGATATCCTCTAGGACGTAATCCTGTCTCTACGTCTAACTCTCCTTTTTGTCTAGTGACCGTCCAGATACGTTCTCCGTGATTGAGGAAGACTGTCCAGAACTGCATTAGCCGAGACTTACAACAGCGATTTTACAATCGGTGATCGCGGTACCGGCAGATACTTCTGCGATAGACATCTTAACCAACGTACCGTCTTTGAAGACAGCAGGGAGGAAGGACACGAAGGCCATACCCTTGGGGCCGACACGGATGGTGTAATCTTCGACGATAGAGTCAAGAGTTCCACCGGCAACAGTGCCGTTAACAGTCTTGAAGGTAACGTCAACGGAGTCAGCCGCATCGTTATTGGTGATAAGGCAGACCTTCTTGCTGGTCCACACAAAGCTGTTGCCGTTCGAAGCATCGAACGCGTTCCAGAAAGGAACGTTAGCTACAGCAGGAGGGGTGCTAGCAGCCGTAGGCAGAGCCAACGGCGCGATCAACGCTCCAGGACCTACAGTAGGAATTGCAGTGCTCTCAGTGAGAGCAGTTTCCACATAAGAGAAAAGAAAGTACATAGTAGGTTCCTTTATTAACCGAGAACAAGCACGTTGTAATTTTCCATCAGGGTACGAACACCCATCAGGAAGTCGAAGGAAACAATCTCACGAAGATTCAAGTGATCGTAAGAACGGATTACGCGGATCGACCAGACATCTTCCGTGACCACGAAAGCATCAGCGCCCTGACCGGAGCCGGGAAGGCTCATCGGACGGTTGACGATCTGAATGCTCTTCGGGTGCAGAGCCAAGCTGTAAGAACCGCCAGGCATAAGCATAAGACGAGAGTCGTCAGAAAGGGCAGTTTCAAGCGGGCGATTGAGCCACAGAGTCTGACCGCTGATAGCGATGATGCTATACGGATCGTCCGAAGCACCAATGCTAACACCTTGGCCCACAGCAGGGGTCACGCCGTCGAACACAATGCCCTTCATGTAACCAACAGCGTAACCACCAACAGCATTGACCGTAGAGGGAGTGTAGAACTCGATCACAGCGTTGTCAGCAACAGCCTTACGCAGCGGAGTCGAGATCGTCAAACCAGTAGGAGCAGTAGCCGTACCGGAGGTGCTCGTTACACGGTAAGGAACGCCGTCGATCTTACACCAGCTGTTAGCAACGATAGCAGTGATTGTACCAGTACCGTCGATGACCATGACAGTAGTTCCGATAGGATAGCCAGCAGCGTTATTGATCGCACCGGAAACTTTAGAAGTTTCAGCTACGTCATTGAAGCTGCTCGTTTCATGAGTATCAAAGCCACCGATACGGCCGATGAGACCATTACGGATGATGCTAGGATCAACAAGCGAAGCGGAGTCAATGAACTTGCTGCTGTCACGAAGATCAGCACCAGAGCCAGGTCCAACGAATAGGTGACGGTCTGTAAGAGGAACGTGCTGTGTGGTCATGGAAGCGGCAGCGCGATTCACGGCAGAGTAATTGAGGGCGGTGCCAAGCTGGCCCTGAGTGTAAAGGTACGAACGGTACTTTTCACCCTGGATGATCGCGTCAGCCATGTCAACGAGAGAGTCAACAGCGGGCTTCAGGAAGTACTGAACCAGGTCAGGCCAAGATTGAGCTTTTTCACGATCGCCGAAAGGCAGGGTCTTCGTGATGTGCTGATCGAGCGGCACGTAATCGACAGACACGGTCTTGGTGTCGACGCTGAGGGCATCACCCTTGGCCAGACGGACAGCAGTCATGTCATCAGGCCAGTGCACCTTGACCTGTTCGCCATGCTGAGCAACTTCGTCTTTGTAATCGAAGCTGACATACTGGCCCATGATGCGGCTTTCCTTGAAGAGAGCCAGGGCTTCCTTCGCGAGGAGTTCAGCGGTCAGTTCATCAGTCAGGTAAGAGAATAAGAAATACATTAATTACGTCCTTTTTTGTACGGCCAGTTTGCGTTTTGAACGAGCTTCCTCGAATTCCGCCTGGCTCAAGCCTTTATAATCTAGATCACCTTTCTCAGGAGATCCGTGAATGTGATTTCTCCAACCCGGATTTGCAGGATCTTTCCAGAAGTTAGACCATTCACCCATCGCTTTCATCTTGGCGACAGCTTCTTTAGCAGGAAGATCTTCCGTGAAAGACTTTCCGCTATCGGTCCATGTGAAGTTCTTGATAATAACTTCACCTTCTTCATTAACCACTGCTTGGTGTTTTAACACAAGAAGGGCTTGCTGGCCGGTACCATCAATAGCAACAATCTTGCCTTCTAATGCAGCTTCTGTGATCGTTCTGGTGATGAGAAGATTGTTCAACTTAGAAGTCGTCTCATTCAACTTGCTTGCAAGTTCAGTCTTCTCATCTTCATGAGCCTGTTTGATCTTGTCAAGTTCAAGCTGCTTTTTCTCTTCATCTGTCAACTTAGCTTTTTCATATTCACTAAGCTTATTGGCAAGCTCTGCTTTCTCTTCTTCAGTCATCTTGTGTTGATTCTGAAGCTGAGCCAGAAGCTCTTTTGCTTGACGGGCTTCTTCGGCTGCTTGCTTAGCAGCGTCATTGGCCTTTTTGTTGATCGAGTTGACTTCTTCCTGCGAGAATGTTTTCGTCACAGGAGGAGGCGTTACAACAGTTTCTTCACCTTCATAACTAAATAACCAGAACATCTTATTTTCCTTTGTTAAGCCTGTTTCACCGCGAAAGTTCTTGGATCGATTAGATAAGGAGCTAACCACTGCCAAGCGATTGGAGAGGTTAGATTATATAACAGCCAAGGACGATCTATGTTGGGATCGACAGTAGTTGAGAACCCTGCAAAAGAAGAATCTCTGACGTGCAGGTCCGTCAAATTCTTTGTACTATCCTTTCCAGACAGGAGTGATAATGCTTCTTCATACATGGCATCGGTCACTTGTTCTGGTATGGCATCTTCTCCATCTCGCGGGAACACAGCATCGGCTGAGTTTTGTAAGCCGCTAAATGGCAACCTTAATATGTTCTTTTCAGACATGTTAAGTGCTTTTGTTTTGTCTTCGAGGGAAGCAAATGTCCACTCGTCAACATTAAGACGAGCGGAGAAATAGATCTCAGCTGCTTCCATTGTCAGGTAAAGCATCTGCCTCCTTTCTTACTTTTTCTTGAAGTGCAGGTTCAGCAGCAGCGCCTGATCCTACAGTTTGACTAAGTTGGACAGCCTTGATTCTCTCAAGGTGTTCATCCATAGCCGTTTGCACGTCTGCTTCAGGAGCACCCATTGCACCGGAAGCTAAGGCTCGACTGATGATGCCTTGTTCTGTGAGATTAATCACAGTCTCGGCATCGTAGATCACGAAGTCATCGTCCATGATCTCAGCGACAGCAGCATCGTATTGATCGCTAGGTATTCTACCCTCAAGAAGAGTTTGAATAACTTGAATCTCCAAGTGCTGCTTTGCAATGTTTGAACCTACAGACTTCTGAATCTTCTTCAACTCAACAGCTTTGTTGAGTCGAGCTTCTTCAGTCCGAAGTTCATACTTTGTCGGGTAGGCTATCTTACTAGTATCTTCGCCTTTGCCTTCATACTTCGAGAAGATTCTAGCAAACTTGATTTCCGCTGTGAGATAAGCTACACCGATCACAAAGAGGCCAGCTTCCAAGCCTTGACTTAACTTGTCAATGGACTCAGATGAAGCGAGACTCATTGTATTCAACTGAGTTTTGAGGATGTCTTTGACTTGATCTTTCAAGTCTTTCTGCTTTTCCATACTGACTTTAATAGGATCAGCAGGAGGAGCAATGAACTCAGGAGCCTTAGCATTCATTGCATAAGATCTGCCGACTTTATTACCAATCACAACTTGATTGACAATGGGTTCAGCTGTCGGATCGTCTGGCTTCTTGACTTGAGGTAAATTGTTATGCAGAGGCGTTTGTTCTACATAGATGGTCATATTACCAGTACTCAACCAATCGATATCAGCAGACTGCAAGTTCAACACAGCAATCTGATACTTATCGATTCGTTGAAGTAGAGGAACAGGCAGTCTCACGAAGACAAAAGGTATTTCGTCTAGATTGAGAGTCTGCTCTGAACTTGCTGGCTGAAGAGTAACAGGATCAATCTGAATACCTTCTGTGTTTTCCAGATGGGTAACGACTTTGCCGTCAACTAACTTGAATACACGGAAGACTTCGACTGAATCTGTAGAGAAACCGTCTTCATCAATGATGGCGGCATCAGATCGTAAGGCCACAGCAACGAGCTTATTATTGACATAAGCCCAGTTATAAATGTCTTCGGCACGGTAGGGGATGATGTAAGGTAGCGTTTTTTGTTCACCTTCTTCGAAGTTATGAACAAGCCAGCCATGCATTGACATGTAACACAGTTCAGGGAGGGAGTCACGGATGATGAAGGTCTGCATATCAGTACCTTGCCGATCTACTCCACCTAAACGGCCTGAAATTACCTGTTGAAACTCCTGTGATCCGCCTGATCTTGTGACATCCAATCGAGCAGAGAATGTGTTAATCAAGTCATCGATGGCAGATGATGCTGTACACGGGTCTGGTGTGATTAGTGTACGCGCCGCGAAATCAACAGAAGTTTCATATTCTTTCTTGACTAAGAACTCGGACACAAAGGCATCGCCACCTTGCTTAATGAGCCGCCATCTTTCTAGTTCAAGATCTCCTCGATCTGGATGTTCGTTCATGTTGATACCTTTATGTTACCAAGATAACCAGATTCCATGGCTTTCTTTAAGGCTATTTCGCAGTACACACCACAGTGTGCATAGTCTGTTCTACTTGCGCCTTTTACGTGGCGAGTAACGACTTCGTCGTTCTTGTCTTTCTCATACATTCTAGTCAAGCCTTTGACGTGAACACAGAATTCGGTATTCACGTCTTGCGGGATTTCGATAGTTTTGTTGATATATCGACCCAAGTAGGTATCGATCCAATAAGATCTGTTTGCTGTGATCTTGTAGTGCTCAGGACAACTCAATTCCTTACCGTCCACGGAGTCGTGATAGTTCACGGTGTGGGCACGGTAAGGGTATTGTTTGACGAAGAACTCTGAACTTGTGCGTTCCGGCGCTGCGTCAATACAAATGTGAACTGGGTTATATTTGGAAACCCAGTAGTGGAGAGCCGAGTAACTTGGATCTTTATCTTTCTTGGCTATCTTGCCATAGTAGAGAAGACGGGCTTGTGAGTTCATATTAACATCGAAGATCACAGGTTCGAATCTATACTCTATGATCTTGAAGTGGAGTTCTGATCCTACGTCAATGCCCATTGTCACAACGGGTGAGGTAGCGGGAGCTTGGTTCACATAGAATCTCTTGCACGCGTTGATGTGTTCATCAGTCACGGCCGCTCCCGCTACAATATGCGCCTCGCCAAGCTTTGAGTTAAAGAATGTTTGCTCGTCAGCCGGGTTATGAGTGGAATTCAGGTACGACTGAGCTAGGCGAGACGGGTGTAATACGCATGAGTATAATTGGGATATATGAAAGCCTCTGATATTTCTTTGGCTATGCGTATGTTCCCATTTTCCACTGCCAAGGAAGATTGGCTTTTCTTCATGCTTAAGTTCGTGTTGGCATTCTTTACACTTGAGATAAGAATTCTTCAAGCCCGGATCTTTGGAATCCGTAGCTGTGATAACCAAACAATCAGGAAACACAAGGTGTGTCCATCGAGTACAATGAGGGCATTTGAATGTAAAGAAATCCTGTGTTGAATCTTGAAATGTAAGATTGACGCCACGGCCTGGGATCGAAGGCGTGCTTGCTTCACGGAAGAGCATGTTAGGCTGACCTGACATACGTTCACGGGCAAGGGCAACGGCAGATTGTGACATTTTGTCTACTTCGTCCAGGGACACAATGCCCACGGGGATGGAATCGAATGTAGCACCACCGCGCGATCCGCGTATGTATAGTGCACGCGTGCCCGCCATCTTCGGACTCATGGCTTTTTCCCCACCATCGAACATTTCTTTGATGTAGGGGCTTAGCTTGAGTACTGTATTGAATCGTGTTAGACAGAAGTCACGGGCGTCGGGTCGTTCACTGGGGAGGCCGTATAGTGCGCTCATCCCGTGTTGATCCATTGCATACAACGTGCCGTTGATGAGAACTTCGCTGATCGATAACTGTGCGCCCTTCTGAGAACACCAGTGTGGATCTTTACAATCTAGCATTTCCTTAGCCCACGGGGTGTATAGGAAACTCCAGTTCTCAATCACTTTCTTGTTGTATAAATTCTCCACTCTCCTGTATTCTTGTGTCCAGTTGCTGGCTCGGCCTACTGTCTTCGACAACAACTGCTTCACGAACATTTTCTTCAGAGAGGCTTTCGCTGATCCTTGCGGCAATCCTTTTAATAACTTCGACATCTTGAACCTCGTCGTATACGATTTGCATGATCTCCTCTACGGAATTGTAGAACTCTTCGGGTGTCATCAACAAGCCGCATTTCTGTGCTTGTGTCAAACACGATCCGACTAGTTTCTCGATCCGCATGACCATGTTACCGATCGTATCAGAGTGTTCGAATAGGGAACGTCCAGGTTCGATCTTATTAATCAGATCTTGCAGCGTTGCGCGCATGATCGCTAAGTCTTCTTCGAGATTATATCTCAGAGGATCAGCTGCTAGAAATGCAATCTGCCTTCGAATATCATCCCGTTTGAATTCATATGTTGCCATTTGAGCCTTTTTTCTGATCTCCTTGTTCGCCCCGTGGCGGGGACAATATTGAGATCCGTCAACTCTTTTATACTTACATTGAACGCACATTTCATTCGGATCGTCCGTGCGCTCGAAATCGTATCTTGCCATGCTATTAACCCCTTCTACTATATTATAACCTGGATCGTTATATTTGATCCGATCGCATTTTTATATTATTTTATTTTTTGGATCGTGCCGAATCGAGGATCAAAGCTTCTTCTGGATCGTTATTTTACCCTCCCCCCCTAGGCGGTTGGATCGTAGATCAGTT